AAATGTGCTTCATCGCCTATAATGACACCATACTCTTCAAAGAAAGATCTCTCTAGTTTATATACAGACTGCCAAGTTGTAATTGTCACTGGAGCTTCATTACTTTTTTCCTTACCAGAATAGATACGGTGACAATATGACTCAGCATCCCAACCATAATCAAGAAAATCCTTGTACATCTGCTCTACAAGAGATGTCGTTGGAACAACTAAAAGGATTTTTTCTCCTCGGTCTACGTAATATCTCACTAGAGAATAAATCATCAATGATTTGCCAGAAGCAGTGGGGCTTATCAATAGCTTTCTATTGTGCTTTAGAGCTCCGTATACTCCCTCAACTTGATATTTGCGAGGAGTGTGAGAACAAATAGAATACATATAATCCTTAACACCCTCCATTGAGATATTATCATTCTCTTCAAATGGTGTGCCATAAAATTTATTATCTTCAAATCTATAAGTGTATCCGTAGTTCTCGCAGAAAGATACAATTTTATCTAACAGACCAACATAAATCTGTTTAGACCGCATATCATAAAGGTGAATTTCTCCGTTCCAATTCCTTCCACGATACTGTGGCATAAATTTTGCATTCGGAACCTCAAACTTAAAGTGGTCCCTAAGTTCGTATTCTATATGAGGTTCTGTATTAATCTTTAAAAATACTTCGTTTGATTTAGATATAACAAGATTGGCAGTCGTATCAATCACATAGACCCATTCATCTAATAATATTTATTACATATTTTCAAACTTATATTCTAATACCATTCTATACAACGAATCTCTCAAATACCAAAGATGCTCCTGTTCCATTGGATGTCTAGCAGGAGATCCTTCCCAATTTTCAATCCTTTTCAAAACACAGTGATGTAAGAGGTGAATATCCTCTATAGTCAAATTGACTGAGTAATCAAATTCTTGACTTGGTTCAAATTCTTCATCCATTTTATTATTTAGTATTCTCTAACCAATTCTTGATACTGGATAAATCCCACTGACCATAATGATCTGGTACAGACTGATCATCTATAAGAGACCATATTGATTCCATTGATCTATTTTTACACAAACTTGAAAGACCATCAAATAAATTATCTTCAAATTTTAAAGAACTTGCATATTCCCAAAATGGAGTTTCATATTTAGAACCAGATTGATATAACCATAATAGGTAATTTTGGATTTTTAAGATATATTCTGTTATTTCGCAATGCATTTGTTTCTTAGTCATTCTTCCTAAGATATAACTCAAATACCTATTAGTTGCTTGAACATAAGCAGGATTTGAGTTTGCTTCTAATGGTTCTAAAAACATTAGTTTATTGCCATTCAAAAATACTCTATCATTAATCATGAATTGATTTGATATGTAGTTTGAAAAATTTAAATTATCTGTAGAATCAATATTAAAAATATCTTTGAAATTATTTTTTGCTTGGTCAACTGTTGTTATTTCTTTATTAAAAAGATATCCATAAGAAACAGAATCTATATTTGGAATTCTAAAACACCATCCATCAGGTGTAGCTATACAATCAGTCCAATAAAAATCTTCTTTACCTTCAGACCTACCTAAAAGAACTGAATTAACCGGATTTATAAGAGTTGTGTAATTATCAAAAGATGTTGGTTTTCCTGAACAGTCAATAATATAATCAGAATCTATATCAGAGTAATCTTTTATATTTTTTTCTAATACATTAAATTTTTTTGATGACAGAATAAATTCTCTCAGTTTATTAACATCATAGTGTGCAGCAGAATATCCCATTCCAAAAGGATGAAAAAACTTATCCTTCTTCTTACCCCAGTTCTTATACATGATTCCATGTTTTTGAGTAGCTTCAATTGGATTATCTACCCAATCGATATCAAAGACAATGGATAATAAATTCATTATTCCTGGAACTGTTCCTTGTCCCACTTTTTCTGGTGGTATATTTGGATCATGTATTAACTCAACTTCCCAATCTGGAGTATTTACAAGAGAATAATAACTCTGAATAGCAGATAATAAACCCGCAGATCCTGCACCAATCACTGTTATTTTTTTCATCCTAATCCTGCGTTAAACCTCATAAACTCAATTGCGTTCTTGATTTGATAAGTTCTATTAGTTATCTGTTTTAATATACTCTCAATATATACTAATATTGTATCGTAGTAATCAATTTTTAAACATACTGTAGAAAGTTTTTCATCAGCATCAAGATACTTTTGCATTGTATCTTTATCCCGAATTTTTTTGGGGAAAGGATTATCTACGTATACTTCAGGATCAGATTTGCCACTGAAATATTCATATCGTTCGTGTCTTATATTTTTTCTTTGTTGCTCTGCTTTTTTTCTTAGAAGAAAAGTAGTATTATAAAGTTCAAAGTATTTTGCATGTAGAGAGGGGATACCTAGAGATTCTTCGTGTAAATTATCTCTATCAATTTTTGAATCATTTTCCCACATCTCTTGAAGTTTATCAAGATCGATCATAAAGTATTGCCGTTCATATCCGATAGTGTGTATATAGTATACTTGAAACTCACCTCTGCTGTAAAGTAGTCGATGTCAGTATCAGTTGCATCAAAAGTGATTGTTGATAATGAATATGGAAATACATCCTTAAACATCACTTGAAATTTAGGAATAAGACTATTGCTTAATATTTGTAGTGTAGCATCAGAATAGATATTTTCTCCACGTCTCTTAAAATTTCCAGTTATTTTTCCTGCAGCATCTAATTCACTTAATTGACTTAACTTCTCTGGATATCCAAGCCCCCTAATCCAGTTTTGGATTTCCATATAATTAAAAAGATCCTCATCAACTAGAAATCTTAAATTTAAATCACCAAAAACAATCTTATCTCCAGGAATATCAATATCCTTAAGATAGCTTGTTTGTTGAGCAATTCCAAGATCCAATGATGGAATATTTGCTTGATTACAGAAAAATGCTGCAGCAGGACTTCTCTTTAATGCAAATTTAAAACCAGTTGGTGATAGAAAATTTCTATTTTGAATCGGAGTTCCTGGTCTCTCCGCAGGATCTTTTCTCTTGGGCATGATTATTCAGAAACTACAGTAGCATTAGCAAAATGCTTTGGAGCATATGATACTCCATTTTTGGTAACAGTAGTTGCTTTGACTGCATTAGCATCAGACTCATTTGTATATACTTTCCTATCATCGTAGGATTCAGTCCATCTGCTGTCACCTATGTAATATACATCTCCGATGGTTGGATTTATAACACTTGGTGTTTTAATGTGAAAGGGCATGTTACTTAGTTCTCTACATCATTATTTAGAGACAAAAAAAAACCTCCCGAAGGAGGTTTTGAAAAATGTGTATCCAATGGATCACATGAGGTTCTTAACAGTAACTCTTCTGTAGTAGCGGTTGCTGTTAACACGGAGACGACCTGCTCCAGCAGTGGTTCCTTCTGCGAATGGGTTTGCGACCATGCCGTAGCGGGTCTTAAAGCCAATCTTGGGCTGGAAGGTGTTCTCTCCAACTGCACGAACCATCTGAAGGGGAACGTATGGGCAGTAGAATAGACCTGCGTCATAAGGTGAAGAACCCTTATAACCAACAACGTAGTACTGACTAGGAGCAACGTTTGCCGAATATGGGTCGATGTAGACTCTGTACTTACCTTGCAAGATACCTGCAAAGGTGTTACCAGTGTCATCTACATTGAGGTTTGCATTGAGTGCAGGGGTGTAATCAAGTACACCAGCCATGGTCAGTGCGGAGGCAACGTCTGCCGAGCACATGATCATGTTGCCCTTTCCTCTACGAGTTCTTTGTGCGATTGCGTTCGCATCTCTCTCGATTTGGAAAAGAAGACCCTTGAACTTCTCAACACTCCAACGTCCGTTTGAGTCGATGTCAAGATCGAACTCACCAGCAGTTGCGGTGTTAGCAGCAGCACCTGGTTCAGCAATCTTGTAGATGGTTCTGATGACTTCACGGTTGATCTCAGCAAGAATCTCTGTAGAGAGAATGTTTGCGAGTTCCGCTTCAGCATTCAGACCGTGGATTGCCTTAAGGTCCTGTGCCAGTTCCAAGGAGTACTCTGCTTTGAGTGCTCTGGACTTTGCAGTCACAGTAACTTTCTCAATGCTGAATGCCATCTGGTTGAAGGCAGCATCACCAGCACCACTGAGTGCTTCTGCATCAGAGGTAACCATACCCTGACCGACATCATATGCGGTCGAAGATGCAGAACCAACAGGGTTCAATGCTCCGGGGTTGGTTCCTGCTTGTGCCTGGGTAGTACCCAAACCAGCATTAGGATCAGACTGACCAGATGTGAGGCTTCTGCCTGCGTTCTGACCAGAGAATGAGGTATCTGCTTCGTCGAAGAATGATTCCGAACCAC